GGTACTCAGTTGTGTTGGTGGTAAGCGGGTTAGCGCCGCTTGTATTTCCTTAGTTCGGTTTTTACATAGACACTGCTTCATGTGACCACCAACAATTTATACAGAAATGATAAAAGATTTCTAGGGGTATTGACACACCCTGATACTGTTTGATATATTCCACTTCGTTACTGTTGCGAGTGACAAGTTAAGGCCACTTATGGCTATATTCCGCCTTACCTAATGCCCTAGTAGAGAGAGGTATTAGGCAAGGTCGCAACCGGAATGTAGCCTTAAGTGGCCTTTTGTTTTTGAGACTGAGACTGTCAGTGGGTTAGCGCCACTGGACGTTAAATGTTTTGAAAACACTGCTACATGTGAGCAGTCTCAGTCTCTCCTACAGTAACCGTCAGGGCGCGTTAGCTTATACGGCAGACATCTCCGGTACCCAGATATGACCTTACCCTTGCAGTCAAGGGCCGCTTCCTAAGAGAGCCGAGCGGTACTGGCAAATGATTCGTGGCCAGTGTGAAAGAGGGTAACTAACCAATTGAGCCGTAGGGAGGTAAGACTAGCTGTCAGGGCGTACCGTTAAAGCGCCACCCTTATAGAAAGAGAATCCGGCATTCCACCGAACTTGGAAAACGTAGGACAGATGTGCCGCGTTTTCGGAGCACTGCCTCACTGAGTTCCTCCTCTCCACCAGAGGGGGGTTCAGAGGTAGCGGCTCTCTCTATTGCCAAAATACAACACTAGGGAAAGTCCCTACTACCTTTTTACAACAGACGGCACAAACTGCTAGAACTGTGCAATAATCACATTAAACATAGCAGGTATAAAGGCTGATAAGCAATGAGGTATAAGTGGATGAAAAGACCAAGTAAAGACACATGCCTGACGATGGCTTACTACCAGTACAGGTGTAGGAATGAGGACTTCATGTGGCGGTGGCTCTTTGAGTGGGCTACGTGGGAGGATGACATGGGGTGTCATGTGGAAGGTAAGAAACTAAAGCAAAGGAAAACAGTGATGACCAAAGAGCAGATGGAAAGATTCAACCAGACATTCCCAGAGTTCGACAACGTGCTTGGCCGAACGGTGGTGGCGTGGATAGAGGCTGAGGTGATGGAGCAGTTGGCCGAACAGCTAGATCAGGTGTTAGTGGAGGATGTGAAATGACGAACGAGGAAAGGGAGATGGACTTGGCACTAGCAGACCTTGAGTCCGAGGTTCGCAGGCTAAAGAAGATTGAGCAGGCAGCGCAGGCCGTTGTTAAATCGTTCAGCAATAGCATTGACTACAACACTTGGGATGCGGCTCTTGATGCGCTTGAGGCTACGCTGAAGGAGAAGCCATGACTGATGACGATGACATCCAAGACTACGTTCGCCCTTGGGTTGGGCTGACAAAAAACGAGGTGGAATTGCTAAGTTACTTAGCCGAGGGCAATACATGGATAGCGATTGAACTGGCAGAAGCCAAACTTAAGGAGAAGAACGCATGAGCGCCCCGTACAACGACGACACTCGCGAGAGTTACGTTGCCAGACACAAGGCAGAGCATTTGTATTGGGCAAAACTTCACTACGGGCTTGAAGGCAAAGAGACTATTTCCATGTGGATTTCGCTACTGAACTATGCCATGAGTGAAGACTTGTATGGCGATCACTGGGACAAACTCAAGGAGAAGAACATATGACTTGGCCCTTCCCCCCATTCCCAAACCCCAAGGACAAGGACAACCGAGTCCCCAAGTTCAACCCTGATAACCACGAGGATGCACCAGTATGATTGACCCAAACAAATTACAGTACTTCACGATGGCGGCATGGATGCGTGGTTACGCATCGGGATTAGATGCACACGAACATTCAACGCTGATCCATAAACTCAACAAAGCCGCAGACATGTTGGATGCAGTGTGGGGCAAGTATCAGGAAGAGCAGGGATGAGCAAATCCAAAACACCTGAACCACTGTACAGGCAGTTCACGCCCGAAGAAGATCGCGGCAAGACAATGGTCAGCAAGTATTACAGAGTTAATCAAAACATGGATGGGTTGGGTGTAAGCCTGCATCCATATCTTGTCGAGTGCAACATACGAATTGACTTTGGCTTGGATGGTGGCATCTACAAAGTTGAGTGGAGCAACAAAGTTCTTAGCGAAAGGAAACCAAGATGAAAGTCAGAGCAAACCGCAAGAAAACACTAAGAAAACTTCGTTACAACAAAACAATTACATGGTTTCTTGCACCGATCCTTGCAAGGTCGGCAAAGATTAAAGAGCGCAACGACAGGATCAAAGCGCAAGTAGACAAAATGTTTCCAGACTTGAAAGGAATTCCATGTCAGAACCTGAATTAAATATATGGGAGAAGGCTATGGGCTGGCGCAAGCGGCAGATGGTCAAGGCTCAGATCAATGAAGTGTCAGAGAAGATCAGGAACGACACACTAGAAGAGGTGGCTAAAGAGTTTGACAAGATGAAACCATTTGGCGACACGGCTCAAAGCTTTGCCACTTATGTGAGGATGATGAAGCGATGATTAAGTACGACGGATATGACGAAGCCATCCTTGGCCCTGCAATGATCTGGCGCGACAGGCAACAGGTTCAAGTGCTTGTCTATGACGCTGAAAAGATACGTGAGATTCTTATGCGTGACGGCATGGATGCCGAGGAAGCTAGAGAGTTTATTGAGTTCAACATTGAAGGCGGTTACTTGGGGGTTACAACACCCGTACTGGTATGGCCTCAAGATTTTTGGGATGACGAAGAATGAATGGATTCGTAGCGCAACAGTTGGTACTTGGAAGCAAGCAGCCCCACCATCAACTCAAGCAATGTGATAAGTGTAAAGAAATAAAACCACCGGAAGGCGGGATACAGATGTCACCTAACAAGTGGCATTGTGCAAACTGCTGGACTAAACGAGCACAAAGGAGAATGTAATGGAAGAACTAAAAGCGAAACTGGAATGGGAAAAGAAGTACAGCAAGATGTTGGAGGAGCTTATAGCCCACTACCAACGCGAGATTAATTATTTGAAAGCAAACTCATGAACGAAGCACGACAGGCGTTTGAATCCTACATGGCCACCAAAGGCAGAAGCATTGCTGATGCTTGGAATGGCAAGAGGTACACCAACATCAACATCAATACCAAGTGGTGTTACTTTTTAATAGGATGGACAATGAGAGGACAAGGCAAATGAAACTCAATCAACTCACAATAGATGGCGGTACACAGTCACGGGTCAAGATTATTCAAGAGGCGGTAGATGAATACGCAGAGTCACTGAAGAATGGTGCTCGCTTTCCTGCGGTGCTTGCGTACTACGACGGCATTAAGTATTACCTGACTGACGGATACCATCGTTACTTTGCCCACCAGAAGGCGGGACTAAAGGACATAGAGGTAACAGTAGTCAACGGCACATTGAGAGATGCGATCCTTAGATCCTTTAGTGTGAACGCAGAGAACGGACGGCATCGGACTAACGAGGACAAGCGTAACGCAGTTCAGGCCATGCTTGATGACTTCGAGTGGCAGTTCTGGAACACGGCAGAGATAGCCAAGGCGTGTCGTGTGTCTGTTACTTTGGTCGAGTCTATGCGTAGTGGTGCAAAGCCAGATGTGGTGAAGGTTACTCGCAACGGCAAGACGTTCGAGCGTAAAGCTAAGTACGAGAAGCCAGAGGAAGAACCAAAGCACGATCAAAGCGGTGACGTAATCAAGGCACTGGCAGATGAGAACGACAAGCTGAAGGATCGTTTGGCGGTAGCAGTTTATGCGGCTGACGAATCAGAGAAGAAGCTAGCCGAGAACACGATTGCCCAGTTGCGTGAGGACATCCGTATACTGGAGTTAGAGTTGAAGTCAACCCGTATCAGTCGGGACACATTGCTCAATGAGAATGCGGCAATGAAGAAGCAAATCGCAGCGATGCAGAGACAACTTAAGAAGTAAGAGAAGCCTAAGCCCACAGGCTAATGTGTGGGTAGCTGGAGAAACAATATGGGATTAGAACTACGGCCTTATCAAGAGGCTACGCTGAAGGCATTGCGTGAGGGGTTTGCATCGGGCAAGAAAAGCTTGATGCTCTATGCCCCGACAGGAGCAGGCAAGACAGAGATGGCTATTGCTTTGCTTGAAGCCACAAAGATGAAGGGTAATCGGGCGGCAATGGTCTTAGACAGGATCATTCTGTGCGATCAGACCAGTCAACGGCTAGACAAGTACAAGATAGAGCATGGAGTTTTACAGTCAGGTCACTGGCGTAATCTACCATCGGAGAAGATACAGATCTGCTCGGCTCAGACGTTGGAGAGAAGGGATGAGTTCCCTAACCTTAACCTACTCATCATTGACGAAGCCCACCAGACACGGGCGGCAACAGTTGAGTTCATCAAGAACAATCCAGAGATCAGAGTCATAGGTCTGAGTGCTACGCCATTCACCAAGGGTCTAGCCAAGGTGTACGAGGATGTGGTCTCTACTGTAACGACAAGGGATTTAGTAGATGACAAGGTGCTTGTCCCGCTAAAAGTATTTATTGCCAAAGAAATAAACATGGAGGGTGCTAAGAAGGTGGCGGGCGAGTGGTCTCCTACTGAGACTACCAAGCGGGGCATGCAGATTACTGGAGATATTGTGGTGGAGTGGGAGAAAAAGACCCATGAAATATTTGGTAAGCCTGCTAAGACTATTGTGTTCTGCTCCGGTGTGTCTCATGGTGCTGACTTGGCGCAGAAGTTTGGTGAGCGTGGCTATAACTTCATCAACATTAGTTATCGGGATGACGATCAGTATAAGAAGGATGTGATCGAGGAGTTTAGTAAGCCCGACACAGAGATCAATGGCCTGATTGCTACTGACATTCTTACCAAGGGATTCGATGTGTCCGATGTAATGATCGGAGTCTCGGCTAGGCCGTTCTCTAAGTCCTTGTCCTCCCACATTCAGCAGATGGGAAGGGTTATGCGTGGGCATGACGGGAAAGAGTTTGCCGTGTGGCTAGATCATTCGGGTAACTATCTTAGATTCCGTGAGAATTGGGATGAGGTGTTCGGTGGTGGTGTTAGTGAACTAGATGACGGGGCGGAAAAGACTAAGAAAGAACCTACTGAGCGTGAGAAAGAGTTGGCTAAGTGTCCTGCGTGTGGTGCTTTGTGGCCTTTGAACTCTGATATGTGCAAGTCATGTGGGCATATCCGGCAGAGAAAGACCAAGGTCGAGGCGGTAGCGGGTGAGATGGAAGAACTCACAGGAACTATGACCCGTGACGACAAGCAAGTGTGGTGGTCGATGCTTAATTGGTACATCAAATATAACGGATGGTCGAAGGGTCGGGCGGCTAACGTGTACAAAGAAAAGTTCGGGGTCTGGCCTAGGTCATTGGCTGACACACCAGTCATGCCTGATCCCAAGGTAGTTAAGTTCGTGCAGGATGGTATCAATCGGTACATCAAACAGATTCGGAGGATGCGGTAATGGAATTCATTTCATTTTGCAGGGCGCATGGCATCTTGATCGACATCCCTCCGCCTATCGGAGTATGGAGAAGATACCCAACGGATGACCATCCAAGGAAGCGCAACGGGGCAGTCAAGTTCATGGGAGATCATGGCTTTGTGCAGAACCATGCAACGGATACAGAGGTATCTTTGTGGCAGACAGAGACACCCGTCAAGATAGATAGAAAGAAGATCGCTAGGGATATGCGGGAGGCTGACGCTAAGCGCATGGCTGACCAAGCGGATGCAGTTAAAAGGGCTGCTTTCATACTAAGTCAGACAGTCTTAGGCAAGCATGAGTATCTGAATGCCAAGGGGTTTGAAGGCGCAGAGGACATGATCTGGGGGCATGAAGGTAAAAAGACTTTGGTCGTACCGATGCGGGTGGATGGGCATCTTGTCGGTTGTCAGCTAATCGAATCGGATGGCTCTAAGAAGTTTCTGTATGGTCAGCGCACCAGTAACGCAGAGTTAATAATTGATAACAAGGGTGTGCATATTCTGTGTGAGGGATACGCTACGGCTTTGTCTATACAAGCGGCTCTTAAGAAGATGAGTCGGAGGTACACCATTCATGTTTGCTTCAGTGCGGGCAACATGAAGAAGGTTGCTCAAGGCTTACCGGATGGCCTCCTCATTGCGGACAACGATAAAAGCGGGACAGGCGAGAGGGTCGCGAAGGAGATCGGATGGAAGTATTGGATGAGCGATGTGGTGGGAGAGGACGCGAACGATACCCATCAAAGGGTTGGCTTGTTGAAGCTAGGTCTAAGCCTCGTTGCGTCATTGAAACTGGTCTGAGTAATACATATAGTCAACGCTCAAGACTTCGGGGTTTAAAGCCTCTGCCATCTTGAGGTTGGCTAGTATCTCTAGGCCGATTTCGTAGCTCATCATGCCGTGGCCTATGTGGTCAGACTTGACAGTTACGAAACCGGATTCATCTTCTACGAGATAGATTGCGAACAGAGTTTTTTGTTTCATCAAAAGATTTTGCCAAGAACGTAGCCGATTGCAACACAAACTGCGGCTAATTGTATGGTCTCTTGCCAGTAAGTCGGACGATCTCCTGTGATTTGGATAGCGCATCCGTAGCGGGCGCGGTGCTCGGGGTCTTCGGGAAAAGCCTCGGCTAGTGTGCGGGGGAAGGTGCGAGTTGTTTCCATTATGTCTCCATTGAATCTCGGTATAAGGATTCTTTTACTTGAATAAGTTCTTCAAGGGTGTCGATGATAAAGCCGTAGAGGTCTGTCTCCTGTGGAGGTTTACCCTCGGCAAAAGCCCTGCGTTCCATGTCTCGGAATATGTCTAGCTTCTCATCGTCCCAGTAGCTTGATTGGTAGTTCATGGTGTCACCTCATAAACGTCGTCAATAGACCAGTCGCCTCCGATACCCTGATCGACGGGGATAAATGCGCCCCCGTCCATGTCCTTGGCTATGGCATAGGCTTCGTCCTCATTTGCAGCCTCTACGTGTTCATAGAAGTACGTTGTTAACTTGGCAATTACTTTGTAGGTTTTCATTTTGTTTCCTTAAAATAGCGTTTAGCGTCTGCCCACACCCCTCGGGCATCGGCTAGCCCTGTGTAGTACTCACCGCTATATTCTTTATAAAACTTGTCATCGTCCTCTGAAAGCATGAAGGCTTGAACAATCTCTCGCGGTGCGTCTGCAACATTTCTTAAATAGGATTGCATGAAGGCTTGTTGTTCTTCGGTAAAGTTCTCCGGCAATAGTTCAACGCTTTGAACAGTCCAGTTTGACAATTCCTTTTGTTCGTAGTTCTCTCCGTCCATTGTCTTAGCTTGTAAATGTGCATCATCTGCGGTGTCGGCTTCAACTTCAGCTACGCAAGTGATGGTGTATGAAGCGGTTACTTTGTATTTCATTTCATTCCTCCATTAAAAAGATGCCCTTGTGTACACAAGTGGCGAACAATTCTTCGTCTGGGATTTTGTTAAACCCCTCAAACCCATGCAGTTGGATGTGTCGGAACACCTCCCTCTGTTCCTCGGGTTCTCTATCAAAGAACCAATCCGTTTCGTAGTCAGCGCAGGCGTTTACCATCTGTGTTTTAGTCATTGCAGTCATTTGCTTTCTCCTTTAATTAGTCGTCTGTGTCTGTGTTTAGTTCAACAAAAGGGTATTGCTCGTCATTGATGAATGCGTCATCAACCATTGAAATACCCATGCGGTTTCCTGCGTCCCAAATCAAAACATCTAGGTGCGGGGGCAGTTCGCTCAGGTGGGCGATTAGTTCTGATACTTTCATGATGAAACCTTTTCAAATGCTTTACGGGTTTGTTTAATTTCAGTCAGAATAAATTCTGCCCAGTTGAGGGCTTCGTCCTCGTTGAGCGTCCATATTGGGTCAATGCGTAGGTCTCTAGCGGTCTCCTCTGCCGCCTCCCAATCTCCGTGGTCGCCCAAGTTATACAAAAGCCCGTCAGGGTTCAGTGCAAAGTAGATCATCGGATGGACTCCTTAATATATTCGTTAGCTTCTTCCTCGGTATCAAAGCCGAGATAGTCTCCATTGGCATCTATGTATTCACCCGCCCGATCTTTGCCGTAGATACCCCACAGATCGTCCCCTGTGTCAGTTCCTACATGCTCGGCCTCCCAATATTGGGACTTCATCAAACCCCCGTCCCTGTAAATCTCATGCACGATCTTTAAGGCTTCTCGGTGGTCTATGTTCAAGAGGTGTCCCATGTCGTTTGGGTGGTTGTCCTCCAATAGATCGCTGATCTGTGCCTTTAGTTCTGCGTGGTTCATGATGTAACCCTTTCAAAATGTTTCTTTGTGTCCTCGATAAAGGTTGCCACTTGGTCACAAGTGCAGTCCTCTACCACTTCCCAAACAGTAATGTCATCCGCGCACCATGTGTTCTCAGGGTCGCGCAAGATAGTTATTACTTGGTCATAGGTCAGGTTGTCGGGGTAGTCTGACAACCATTCGTCAAGTGCAAAGTGTTCGGATGTTTTCATTTTTAATCCTGTGTTTCGTGTTCAAGTTCAGCATGTATCGGGTCGGAATAGGCTTGCAGTTTGTTATCTAACTGAAAAAGGTAATCCAGTTCTTCCGTTAGGTTGCTGATTGCGTCTAGCCTGTTATCGCCAACGACAAAAACATCTATGTTTACTTTCCAGACTTTCATTGTGTTTCCTCCTGTGCGTATTGCATTGCCAGTTCTGCCGCCCATTCAATACACATTCGATAGTCCTCGAATGAATACTTCCTAGCAACGCGGGCGCAGGCTTGGTTCAGCACTTCATCGGATGGCATCTCTACAATGTCTGTGCCTCCGTTGATGTGGTCTTTTACATCTTTGATGCTAATGATTGAGGTAACGTGCCAACCATGCTTTGCCAGTTTGTCTAAGTAATAAAGAAAAGCGCGGTCGTCAGTCATGAGGCTTGGATCTTTATCAAAAGCGGCATACATGACGGCCTCGGCTTCCCTGTGCCACTGGAAAAGGTTGTCTCCATTGGCATCGCAAAGGTATTCGCCCTCAAGCTCTCCGTCCATGTGTTGCACCATGAATCCGTCTTTGGTCGTAATAATTTGAATCATTGGTTGGTCTCCTCTAGTTGTTCCAAAAATAGAATGACATCATCTAAGCAGTCGCCAATCGTGTAATCGGTGGTCGGCTCGTGTAGGCTTTTGTTTTTTACTCGGTCGGATAAGGCTTCTCGGATGTCGTACATATTCAGCACGGCATCGGATAAGGCGTTTGAATCAATCATCGGATGGTCTCCTCAATTTATGGTTGCGTAATGGTGGTTTACTGTGTCTCGGATAACGTCCAAATTCTGCAAGGCTTGGGCGTGTTGGGTCTCCAATGCTTTGGGTGTGCATCGGGCGACACGGCTTGTCAAAAGCGTTTTACTGTAGTCGTGAAACATTCGATGCGAGAAAAACTGACCCTCTCGGATGGTCACAACTGCGGTGGTTGTCAGGTTTCCCGAAGCGCGTTTCATGGTGGTAAGCGATAACTGCATTGAGTCGCTCAATAAAATGTTGGTCTCGGTCATGTAGCCGTTTGGTGTTTTGCGTGTTCTTGTTTGCATGGTTCTTCCTTATTTTTTCCAAGGCGTGTCGTAAGAGTGGACAATCTCGCCTGTTTTGTCGTAGACAATCACAGTCAAGTCGCCCCCCTCGTCAATAAAAACTTCAACGTAACCGCTATTTTTTCCAATGTTGACTACGGCTGACCCATAAATGTTGTCCAGTAGATCAACGCTCAGTTTTAATTTGCTCATCTTGTCGCCTCTTGAATGTATGTTCTAACTGTGTGCATATCCTGATCGCTCACTGTGTAGGTGTCGCGCTGACCCCCGTCAAGGCATAGTCCGCCCGTAGGGTCGCCCCCATGAAAGCCCTCATGCCCGAGTAGCGTCCCGACGTAATAACGGCTCACAAACCCGCCTCGCCCGTCCTCGGTCGGATAATTCGAGTCATAGAATTCAACCATTGGTCGGTCGTCGTCATGGGTCAGGCAATCGTCGCGCCCGAAGCGGTCGCCCTTTCGCACAATCCGGACGTTGTATTTATCAACTTTTATCATTTAGTTTTCTCCGTCAATTTGCATTAATTCACATTCAAAGCAGACATAATCGTTGTCTGCATCGCAAGTTCCGCAAGTGGGGTCGGGCTTTAACTGCAAGCCTTTTGCGTAGTGCGCCTCTACCTTTTTGCGCCTGTGTGCCTCCCATTCATCGCTCGTCATCTTGTCAATATTTACCATTTGGTTTTCTCCTGTTCGGGCAAAAGTACCCTCCAAAGCCCTCAGAAAAGGGCTTCAGGCGGTACATTCTCAGGTCATGCCGTTGTCTGCATCTGTGCCGAAAGTCATTAAGTGCGTGTGCATTAAGTCCTCGGCTTCTGCGTAGGTATCAAACAAGTTATCTCCCTTGGTGTCGCACACATATTCGCCAAGTTCATCGCCTTGGGTGTGTTCAACCATGTAGCCGTTGTTGGTTTTGATAATTTCCAGTTTCATGTTTTCTCATTTATGTGCGGGCTTCTGATCTGCCCAGTTCAAATAATCGGACGATCTCCAAGCGGTTGGCGGGGTCTTTGGCGGTGGCTTGAGCTAGCCAATGCCGGAAAATTTGCGCTCGGGTGCTGCTTTTTGTTCTCTCGTATTTGTAACCCTGAGAGATAACGAAGGCGGGCGCGTAGTTCATGCGATCTCCTTAACATTCAAAGCGAGCAAGGCATCTTCAAGGCTGACGGCTAGGCGGTTTGTGCGGATGATCCTCTCCCTAATTTGGTCGCGGTAATAGGTTTGAACATTTAGCGTTTCAAACCATGCGTAAAAAGCTTTTTCGGCTTTGGCTGACGTTGGGTGCATTTCCTCAAGGGTCGGGCGATAGACAACTTGTCCGCCAAGGTCAAACAAAACAGTTCTAAAGGCTCGCCCGCCAGTTGGGAGGCTGAGAGATTCGGTGATGCGGTAGAACAAACCAAAGGTCGAAGGTTGGGCGGATGTAATCCTTGCACCGAAGTAACGCAAGGTATTGTCGTCAACGTAGTGGGTGCGCCCGATCAGCATTGATTGAGCATTGGCGCGGGCGGTGGTGCAGTACTTTGAATGAAACAAGGTTTGCTCGTATGCGTCTGCGATTTTGTTTGCAAGTTGGATATTCATGGTTTTTCCTTTAAAGAATTGCGGGGTCGTGGATAACTGGCGCGTCGTTTTTACTGGCGAGCATTACAGTAACTTCGTAAGATTTTTTGGCTTTAAAAATCTTTGAGGCGATCAGTTGGGCATCGTATGAACGCAAGGCGTTTACAGTGATCTGTTTGCCTTTGTAAAAAGCGATATAGGTAAACATTCAAGCCTCCCAAATGCCGTAGCCTTTGGGCATGCGGATAAGCCCATGCTGATGGCGGAATCGGGCAATAGCATCTTTTTTATTCGTGCCGTAGCAAGTCATGGCGATATGTATCCAAGTGGGGATGTGGACAAAATAGCGTTTCATCGGATGGTCTCCTTTGTGGCTTCTAGGTGGTTGTGAAGTTGCTCAAGTACTTGGGCGCGTGTGCCGGTATAGCCCTCGTTTTTGAGGGTCTGATAAGCGGATTGACCCCGCTTTTTCATGCCCGCGATCTCAAGGCGCAAAGCCCCCCGAAGGGCTAGAAGGCGGTAGCGGGCGATCTTTTCGGGCGTGTCTAGGACAATGGCAGTCATGAGTTAATCCATTCCTCAAAGGTTTTAAGTGGCTCTCCGTTGCGGGTAATATCCCCGCCCTTGCCGTCGTCGGCACAGGCTAGATAAATCTCATACTCTTGCGAGTTCGTGCCTCGCGCTTGGGTTTGCCATGTGTCTAGGGTTTCGAGTTTCATCGGATGGTCTCCTTTTAAACGTTTAAAAAAGTGTTGTCGCGGATGGATTCAAAAAGATCAGTCAAGCACCGATATTCGCCATAAGCAATAGCGCGGTCGAATTCGTTTTCTTTGAGTTGGTTTGTGCCGTTGTCAGGGTCAAAACCCCAAATGCGTTCGAGCTTGTCAATCTGCATTAACAGTTCGTTGGTGAGGTTTTCTTTGCTAAATCTGAGCATGGTTTTTCCTTTTGGTGGTTGGGTAAGTAATCCCCAAAGCCCTCACACAAGGGCTTCAGGCATGGCTTAGCGCGTTTTTTTCTTGTCAAAGAACCCAAGCCACTGTGTGCCGTCAACTTGAGGCTGAAACAGGTTTATTTCATACTCTTGGGTATGCGGAACAGGCACAAGGTAAAGGTTGTAGGCGTAGCCCTCTTTGTCCATGTGCTTGATAAGTTGCCGGAGGTCTCGCTTTTCGGTGGTTGTGATGTAGGTGCAAAAAGAGGACGCGAAAAAGTGGCAGTGGTCGGGTTGTGTGTTGGTCATGGTTTTTCCTTTTAGATTTTGGAGTATTCGAAAGCGAGCATGGCGCGGGCTTGACCTTGAGACAATTCAAGGTCGAGCAGTTGCAAACGTCCGGTGTAATGCTCAATGATGGCTTTGCCCTCGGCTTTGTTTGCTTCGGTTGGTTGTGAGCCTTTAAGGTGCTTGATTGCCTCGCTGAAGGCTTGCAAGAGTTCGGGTTGAAGGTCGGTGGCGAGTGTCATGGTTTTTCCTTATTTGTAATCGTGGATAGGGGCGCAGAGAATTTTGAACATTCGGTTAACGCTTTCGGTGTTGTATGGAACAGGCTTGCCCTTGTCGAGCATGATGAAAGAACCATCGTCCAAATGAACAGTGAAGTCAGGGTCAGCTTCACAGTAGACCAAGTAAATGTCTTGACCATTCAAGCGAGATTCAATCAATAGGTCGATGATTGAATCGGTGATTCCGTCTTGTGTCATTGTGGGTTGCATTATCAATCCTTTTGTAAGTGGTTGCAGTGTAGTGTAGCAAAATGTTACGCCCTACACTATATAAGCATAATAGAATCGTGCCATGTATCAAAAAAGCCTTTAAAATCAACGCTAGGGGTTTTCCCTATGAAACACAAAGTATTAAAAAAACAGGGTGAAAGTGCTTTTCAAATTGTGAACGAAATGACTACAAAAACAAGCTGCACAAAGGGGCTAGAAATTACAAATCATTTCTGTTCCAATCGCCCCGTCGGGACATAGCGAAGCGGAACGGCTTTGCCTCCCATTCCCCCAATCATGTAGGAGAGACACAGAGATGAAAACACTCACAAGGAAGCAGATCAGGGAAGGTCTAGAGCAAGTACCAATGACTGAGCTTCTAGGCGTTTCCGATAGAGCTTTGACAGGGAAACAAAAAGAGTTCGCGAAAGGTCTCGCACTCGGTAAGACGAAGGCTGACGCATACAGGCAGAGCCACAAAAAGGAGGCGACGAAGGCGACGCTCGCGTGTGAGCCTTACAAGCTGGCCAGTGACCCAAGGATAGCCCTTGAGGTCGAGGCGTATAAGCTGGCTATTGAGTCGGCTAAACATCGCACCCCTGAAGCCTTGAGGTCGTTGGTAATCCAATCGCTTGTTCAAGTGCTGATTGACCCCGAGGCTAAACAGGCGACGAAGGTACAGGCGAGCAAGGTACTCGGCACAGTGACAGAGGTGTCGGCATTCACTGAGCGCAAGGAGATCAGGCACATACGTTCTAGCGAGGACACCAAAGCCAAGATCATGGGGCAGTTGCGCGAGATGCTTAAGTCGGGCGCGGAGGATGTGACGTTCGTCGAGGCGGACACCCTTTTGCGCGAGCTTGCGGGCGAGACCCACCCACTCC